AATTAAAACCACTTTCTAATAAGAGTACTTCTGGTTCGTTAAAAATTGTTTCTCCAGGAAGAAAACTTGTATTGTCTAGTCTTTTAATAATAGCATTTACTGGTGCGATAACAAGTGGTTTAGCATCATAGTAAACACCAAGATTAGTAATATTAACAGAAGTAACTCTACCAATCGCTTCACCATAAGTAATTAATTTTGCGCCAGTTCCAGTACCGCTACCAACAGCAGTATTTATCGCTGTTGCGATTGGCAATTTATTATAGAACTGACCTCTGTCAATAACTCTAACACTTACAATACCACCCTGTGTAGCATCCTCAGGAATTATTTTACCACCATCTTCTAATAACATGTATGAATTATTGGTGTATAAAATTGATTCATCTGATACACGACCAGTCTGTATATTGGCGTCTGCAGTTACTGAAACTGACCTTGCAGTTCCTGATATTGTAACTGTGTCAATAGAAGTTGCTACTGCTTTACCAGAGCCTTTACCAAACCCTGTAATTGCCGCAGTAAATCTAGACCCAACAGGATATGATACACCAGATGTTCCTGCAATTTCATTCCACTGGACTTGAGTTGTAGATCCAAATAAGGAAAAAGATAATCCAGTCAATGTTCCCGCAGTAGTAACGATTGCTGAGCCAGTTGCAGTTTGGAGAGTAAACCCACTTATGTATGTAACTCTTGATGTACCAGCCAGTGTACCAGAACTTGTAGCTGTAATAGTTTGCCCAATGTCTGGTATAGAAGATAAAGAACTAAATCTTGCCTGCCAATCAGACAAAGTGGCAGTACCAACTACAGATACTGTATATACACCACCAGAAACTATCGTGCTCGTATTACTAGAAGATGTGGTAGAAGATATTTTATAAACTGTATTTGAAGCATAGCCTGTTATCGTAGCAGTTCCACTATTTGTTCCAGTAACAGTAACAAAAGAATTCACAGCTACATTAGGAGAACCAATTGAGGAAGTAAATTGACCTGCAGTTCCAGAAACATTTAAAGTTCCATTTATGGCAGTTCCTATAATTTTCCATGTTTTATTAATAGTAAAATCGCCTGCAGTAACTTCAATATCACTTAGTGAAGCAACTGTAACAGTAATATCATTGGTAGTGTCAGTTCCACCAACTGATGATCCAAGAATTTTAATCGTATCGCCAACAGCATAATTATTTCCAGCTGAACTATATACAACAATTGCACCACCAGCTAAAGTACCAGAGGCAGTGGCAGTAATATTAGTATTATTAAGAGGTATTGAAGCAAGACCACTAAACAATTGTTGCCATTGAGCGAGAGTAGTATTTCCTAAAGACGAGATTGTATATGTTACCCCAGACTTAATTCTGTAAGTAACAGTTGAGCCACCTCGTAATGCGCCAGTGGCTGTTGCAGTAATTACTTGATTGTTTGTGGGAACTGCGCTTAATCCACTAAAGAATTCTTGCCATTGGGCTAATCCTGTACCAGTTTCAAAAGAAGCTACTGTGTAAGTTTCTCCAGAAATAATGTTCGAAGTGGCAACATTGTTTATATTATTACCAATTCTAATTTGATAAGTGTCTGGCGATCCTTCTACATAACCAACATTAAAGGAAGCACCAGTGCCAGAACCAGTTAATCTGGTTCCTGCTAAATTGTAGTAGAATGGTAAAGCAACATAATTATCAGTAATATCTCCAAGATCAAAAGATAATGCGCCACTGGAAAATAGAGCATCTACTTTTGTTTCTAGTATTATAGCAGTTTGGTCCACTTCTTCAATAACAGCCTTTGCGCCATAGCCACCAGTATCAGTGTTATTGAAATTAATTAATTGACCTTTTCTATAATTGGTCCCAGGAGTATCAACAAAAATATCAGTAATACCTCCAGTCTGAACAGTACCAACATTACAAAGAAGATCTGTTCCAGAACCACCATTAACTTTAAATGACTGTCCTATGGTATAGTATGACCCGTCTGTATCTATTCTAATGTTACCTATTAGAGACTGAGATGTTACAGTTATCAATGTATCATTAATATTATCGAAACCAGTGATAGTTGATCCTGCTTTAAATATACCGACTATTGTTGCTGGGTTAATATTAATTTCTGCGATAACAAAGCTGCCGACAGTAGTTTTAATAACAGATTCTACAAAAGCAGTCGCCTTTGCAATACCTTTTTCTGTATTAACTACTTGAGTAATTTGTTGTCCAATTAAGTTGAACGAGTTACCTGTAATTTCGATAACTTTAATAACAGTTCGTTTGTCATATTTGCCATCAGAAGACCGAAGTAAGTCTACCTTTGGATAATAGATTTCTGCTGGTTCGTTAAATAAAATTCGGAATAGTAATTCGTAAGATTGCTGTGTACCTTTAGATTTGTAAAGGTCTTTAATACGTTGAGCCAGTAGACGCTTATCAGATAGTACATACTCTGGAATAGCAATCATTAATTCTTTTGTAAAGAACTTAACAAAATCATCTACAGTTTTATCAATATCCTTTGCACTCTCAATATTACGAATTACATAGCCAGCATTTCCTTCTTGTTCCATCCACTCATAGTATGCTTCTAAGAATTGAATAAATTGAGCGTGCTCTTCCCTAACAAATTCTGGAACTTGTCTAGATACTACTGTAGAAACTTTGGCTTTGACTAAGGTCATGTTTAATTGTAACTTGAAGAGAAGATATAATTTGTTCCACCAGTGAACTGCCCACTTGCAACGGTATCAACTATTACATTAATTTTAGTAAATTCTTGTCGAATAGATACAATTTGATTTCTTACAGAGACGATATCATTAGAATCTGGAACGCAGTATATGATAACCTGATCATCAGGTGCTGATTGAATAATAAAATCATTAATTACTATTTTTCCAGTTTCATAATTAACTGTTCCAAAAGTTTTACTTACGAATACCTTTGTACTTGTTCCAGTGTAATAAAATAATCTTAAATTTCCAAGCCCATCATCGTCAATATAAACTGGCTGATCTGTCGAATTTATAAAAAAGGCAGAACTTTTCACATTTTCATCTGCAGAGCCTGAACTATAAATCGGGTTATTGAAGGATATATTATATTTAGCTGAATTGTTAAAAGAAGGGGAAAATATTTTTGCAATTTTTATATTTGTAATGTTACTTGTAATTGATGGATCTGAGCCATCAATAAGTCTTGATAATTTAGAAAATCTAAACATTCCACCAAATTTTCTAAGATCATCAGTATCGTAGTCATTAATTATATCATTAACCAATGTTTTTAGTGTATCTGGACTTTTCTCAGTTTGTAGTGGATTATAGTAAACAGAGGTAGTAATATAGACGTAGAGGAAATCCGCATCAACAATTTCTGGGGAAATCGAAACTATATTCTTTCTTCGAAGGATACTGTTTTTAATAATCTGTTTAGTAGAAGTAGTAAGGGTTTCGCCAGACTTTGGCTTAATAGAGATAAACACTTTACCATATTGTGGAGGATCTTGCTCTTCGCCACCCCATACGTTTACAGATTCAATATTTGGATAGATAGTAGGAAGAATGACTTTATAATCTTCTGCAGTTACTGCACGATTTTGAGAAGCATAGCTCCGTGGTGCATTGTACTTAATACTATCGATGCTCTCAATAGATGAGCCACCCTGTGCCATGGAAGTACTTGCTACGACTACAGTACCACCTCCGACGTTAGAAATACAGGAAAATGCCTTAGCATTATTTGGTCCTTCTTTACTAGAAACAAAATAATCTAAGTTTACCACATTACCCGCAGTTACTGCACGACCAACAATTCCATCGCCAAAGTAAACTTCATAGAGTTCATTGTCAATCTCTTTGACAAAATACACTGCGTCATCAGCTGCGATTAATGCAAAATCAATGGCTTTAGCGAATGTAATGTATCCAGGACTATTTACAGTATCTTGAATACGAACTGTTAATGTTGATAAATCTACACCAGCATTTGGTATTATATACGATACTCCAGGACTTACAATATATTGATATCGTAAAGGTGTTCCTTCTGTAATAACCACATCAGTAAATGTGTAGGTACCAGTAGTTGGTGTTATAGTGACAGAATTTCTATTATAAAATGTATAAGATACGTTGTCTTTATTTGTTGCAAACTGAGTGAACATTGGAAGCGTCAACGTAGTGGGGTTTCCAGTTGGGTTTAATACAGTAATGTTTACCGTGGCTTCTGCGCATTTAGTGGAGATCGGTGTATACCCAAGTGACTTCGCATGAGAGACTACATTGTTTCTCTTAGATGCTGAGTCAAGGAATGCCTCATTCATGGCTAAGTTTGCATACATAGCATTATAGTGAGTATTGTACGCTAACACATCTAGTAATACTGATATACCAGATCCTTCAAAATCGTAGTCTTGAAAGTGGCTTTGCCCTTTAAGAAAATTCTTAAAGTTGCTTTTAATGTCATCAAAATCTAGATCTGTGACTCTTATTCTTTTATTATCCATTATCGAGTTCTCTGTAAAACAACATTTAATGTTACGGGATTGACAGTATTTACTATAGTGAATACAATACCAACAAAAACCGCATTGTTTTCTTGGTTTGAATTAACTATAATACTGTTTATAACAACCCTCGGCTCATAGGTTGCGATTGTGTCGCTAATAACACGTTTTAATGTGGTATTAAAAAATGCTCCTGCAGGTTCAAATAGAAGCGTTCGAATTTGAGCACCTATTTCGCTATGAAAAGGTCTCTCAAAATTACTTGTTGATAATAAATTTCTAATTGAACGTCTAATAGCATTTTCATCATACAGAACAGGCACGTCTCCTGTTACTGGGTGTGCAGTGAAATTCAGATCCAAGTCTGAAAAGGTTCTTTGTATTTTAGATATAGTTACCATATACTTATTTATTGTTATGCAGCGAGCACATTTGAAGACCCCTGAGTAATTAAATTAACTCCACCATAATCATCTCCAATTCTACCAACTCCCTTTCCACCTATTTTAACCCTACCAGATGAAGTTGATAAAGTTGATACATCTACACCACAACCATTTCCCTGATTCTTGGGGTGAGGTGCCACTTTAGAACCAAATACGGCAATGGCTTTACCATTTGCCCTAACATTAAGCGTATTGGCTTCGCCAACTGTTGTCTCCATTGGCTGACTACACCTATATCCTGATCCATCTACTGATAATACAGTATCACCGACTCTTGCTATAGCTGGCATTATTTTTCTCCTGCAGCGACTAAACTTATTACCGATGCTCTGGCTGAACTAAAATTCCAAAATACATATTGACTCATTTTTACACTCTCCGTAGTATTCGCTCCACCAGCAATTGGATCAGCTGGTATTGTTACACTGAAGAAGATTTCTTTAAGTGCTGAAAGAGGCGACGGCATCTTATATCGTATCAAGGCAATAAAGTCCTCAGTTGTATTTGGAGGTAAAACTTTTAAAGAAAGATCTCTCATCAAAAATTGATAGTAACTATTAGAAAAGGCATTTGTATATGAGCCAGTAATTCTATACGTATAGTCATTTACCTTTGTTGCAGTTAATCCAAACTCAGTTATACTAGTGGTCAATGTTACTGAAACCGCATTTAAATAGGTAGTCACAGCATCAGCATCTACGTATACACCCTCAAATTTAAGGTCAATAGAAAACCCTGCAGCTTCGAATACTGTTGGTATAAAATTTATATCCTCTTCTAAAACTGGGTCTCCAGGAGGAGGTGTTCCAAGCCCAGTCTTATTTAATTGTGTAACTAGTATTGCCATTAAGCAGTTACAAGTTGGAATGGACCAGGATATGTTCCGAATGTTTTATGATCAACCATAGTAAACGTATGTTTGCGATTAGTTGTGTAACTATAAGACACATGGATCCAGCAAACAAACCTTGTTCCCCTTTGATATTCTAGAATCATTTGATCAAAGGTTATTATCTTCGCAGCTTCAAGAGCAAAGTCATAGAGTGCTTGTGGATCATTCATTTTCTTTGTCAACTGAAAATCCATTGCCTGTCCCTTACAATGCTGAGAAGTATCTGCAGAATTTTTGGCTTGCCTATATCCAGAACTAATAATAATATTATTTCTTCCACCAGCCAATTCAAAGATTGGTTCCATACAGTTTTCAGCAACACCTTTGAGATTACACATAATCTCTTGTGGGGTTAAGCCAACTTGATTTTGAAGTTTGTGCTTCGGAAAACTTCTGCCCATATCATTACATTGACCATAAGTAATGTTCGGTGTAATTTTAAATACAGCTGGGAATTCTTCCATGTTGAAAATGGCAGCACAACTTGCGCCCTTCGGAGGAGTTGTTGGAGTGGCTGGTTTAAAAGATTCTATTGCAACTGGGTCTTCTAAGTCCTTAGTTGCGTTTAAATCTTTGGATTTTTTATCTGCCTGTCCAGCTGCAGTTGCAACTTCTTCAGGAGTTTCATACGCAGAGGTTTCTTCCATCTGTCTTGGTGGAGTTTCTAAATCTGGGAATGAATTGTTTTCTGGACTACCTGTTTCTGGAGGTGTTCCAAGATCTGTCTTGGCTGCGTCTTCAGCAGCACCAGCATCAGAAGACGAGCCATTTGCCAAATCAATAATTGCACCATCGGCAACAACATTACCACCAGCTTTAAGACTAACATTACCACCACCCTGCATATTAACTGCACCAGCAGACTTTGCGTTAATATTACCTTCACCTTGTATGTTTACTTCCGCAGCAGATTTTACATTAATCGCTGTCTCACCTTGAATGTTTACTCCAGTGGCAGAAGATATATCTACAGAATCAGTTGTTGTCTCTAATGTAAAATCTGCGCATTTAACTTGAAAAGACCCACCAACATTTAAATCTAAATTACCAGCTACATTAATTGCGGCATCATTTAATAGATCTATTTGCGTCAACCCAGCAACTTTAATATTTGCATCGGCATTGACGAAAATATTAGTAGTGCCCTCAGCTGTAATAGTGCATGCACCACTAATATAGATATAACCATTCTTATCAATAATTTGGTAACCATTACCAACGATTCGATTTACTTGAGTACCATTACAGTCTATCTCTAGGAATGAACCTGTTTTATGGTATAGATGAATTCGCTCATTTAGAGGTGTATCATCAAATTCTTGTATATGTCCAGATTCAGATTCAAACACATGGTTATATGGATATGATCCATTATATGGAACTATCGGCTGACTGAAAGTAGTACCATCGGCAACTGGTACTGCTGTAACTCGTGCATTATCTTTTTTCTGAACAGCTGTTCCTTCTATCTTACTTCTAGCAAGACGATTTGTATCTGGTTCATTAATATGAGTTCTTAGCGGATACTTCATCTGCGGATCTGAAAAACCAGTTACTAAATTTTGAACACGATCCTTAGGAATCCCCTGTTCGTTTACTTCTACAGTAGACGGAACTTCTCCTGGCATTGCGCTCTTGTCATCTTCAGTGGATTCTTCACCGAGGAAATATTCATAGAATGCCTTCTTTGTTGCTTTAATATCTGGAACATTATAACCAACTGCCTTACATGCAGCATCAAAATATCCTGGATCTTTTTGACTTATTTTAACACGATCTTTAAAATAAGACACAGCGACTAGTGCACCCTGATCATAATCATTAATTAATTCTGGTGAATTAATAATATCTACTTTAGATAAATTTGCATATTTTGTATAGTTACCTTTACCAGTTAACTGAATATATCCACGACCCCAATATTTTGCGCCATCATCAGCACTAGTATGACCAAGTGATTTACCAGAGCGAGTTGTTGGTCCATAGATATAGCGAAAGAAATCCTCACGAGAACCTCCCCAGTTTGCATATGTTTCAGCATTAGCGTCATCAATCCAACTGAAGACTTGTTTTAATCTACTCTTTGAATATTTGAATCCTTCGTTTTGAGGAATACACTTTGATTCACCCATTGCAATTCCAAGAATCGCTGCACGAGCATATTTTGAAGTAATTCCAGCAGTTGTCATCGCAACGCCAAGTGCCTGAATACCTTTATAGGATGCTTGAGGTATAACGCTAGAATTTCCTACTTTTTTATTATAAGGAGGATTACCTGGAATAGCCACATCAACTTTAGCATCTTCAGCAGTTTGTTTCGATGTTGTCGCTGCCTGTGATACGTTATCAGCATTGCCTGTAGTAAGCACTCCGCCACTTCCAGTTGCTATCGAATTACCACTACTATCAGTAACTACACTCTGAGTAACGTCGACTGATTTAGATCCTTCGCTTGCAATTGAACTTGGAAACAATTCAACAGCATCAGTAAACTCATCTAATTTCTTACTTTCTAATTGCGGAATCCCGCCAATTGTTCCCATCATTATGGGTTGTTGTTCGTCAAGATCTCTAAAGAAGATTATAACCCAAGTGCCTTCAACTGGTCCAATTGGTGCATGCCCAATACCATTCATCGCAGCAGAAGTAACTGGCTGCATCGGAAATGCCCATGGTAAATCATTTGTTGGAAGCAGAGTTTTCTGCTCTGTATGTAAACCAACAATACGAACCTGACACCGACCAAGTTTTAATGGGTCAGCACGATTTTCAACTACACCAGTATATAATTTCATCTTTTACCTGTCTTTGGATCAACAATCAAGGAGTCTTTCAATAATTCCATATGTATCTCATGCTTCTCACGAGTAATCCTATGATTCGTGGCACTGATAATATAACGTCCAGAAAACATATTATCTATAATATCCGCAGAGGGGTCATCTTGAGTAACGGGAGCGGATTTATAAATTGTTACCTCAACTACTTCCCCAACTGTAATATCAGTTCTTCCTGGGACTTCTGCTATAAGTCTATATGCGTTTGCTTGACCCATTAGAGAGGATCTACGTTGTAACCAATTTTGAGAACCATCATCACCAAACCCATTCATGTTGCTGTTATACTTTGGATAAGAATAGATATTAGAATTATATCTTGCCAGAACTTCAGGAGTCGAAATTGGGTATTTGTTAAGATGTGACTCGCTACTAAAGTCTGAAAACATATCAACATTTTGTGTGCTATACTTTTTAGTAAGTATATCATGCGATATCATCTTACTCCCATATGTACCATTTTGTATTCTTTGAAGATAATCAAACCCAACTTCAATG